CGGCGTTTTTTACATGCTAGGCATTTTCCACAAGGTACATTAACCATTAAATTTTGGTTGTTGTGGTCTTTCGATTTGTTCCTTACTCTAAAAGGTGTGAAACACTGCATTTTGGTTGATTTAAGTTGTAGGGGGGACTAAGCAAGTCCCCGAACCTACTATAGTCTTATACCTCCTCTTGCTACTCTATAAGAGTTGTATTTTCTTGATTTCTTTTTTTGCATTCGGCTTCTCTTTTTGAAAGCCATGCCTTTTCTTCTAATTCGTTTTGATCTTCTGTATCCCATGATTTCTAAATTGTTGGTGTTCCAAAGTATGGCATTAGTCTTGTTGCTTTTACTTCGTTGTGTAAATACACATATAAATGTTCTTCTCCTGATGGTACGTTAAATACTCTTTCAACTTCTGCGCTGTCGCACTCTATAAAGTCTGCATTTAATGTTGGTTTTGATGCAAATATTCTACCCATATGCCAGAAGTCTAATGAGCTTCTGAATGTTCCGTGAACAGTAGATGGAATATATTTGTACTCTGCGTATCGTGGTGTGTATCCAAATACTTCTTCGTCTTCGGCAGTATTTTGGTGGTATAACTCCTCGTTATAAATTGGCTGTTTTCCAATGTTTGCAAATGAGGGCCAATAGTAATCGAATTTGTCTAGTTTTTTCCAATGTTTTGGTACTCCTTGTTGATAAGCTGTTTTTGGCATTACGGACATTATTCCTATAATGTATCCGTGTTCTTCTGCTCTGTATGATACGTAGTTTGATGATCCTACTGAAACTCCGTGTCCAGCCATGTTTCCTTGCGGTGTAGCGTCGCTACCTGTAGCTCCAGCAGTGTTTGACGTTTGGAGTACTTCACTTATGGTAATTGGTGTTGAGCTTCCTCCAAGGAATTCTGGCCTTTGAAGTCTAGCGTCTGATGATCTTACGCCAAAGTGGGCTGTTATTATTTCTATATATCTGGCTCCGCCTCTTGCGTTTCTTTCTAACCATTCTTGTAATCTAAATGCTCTTCTTAGATCGTTTATTGATGAAGCTGTTGCTCCTGATAAATCTGCTGATAATGATGCTGAATTGTCTAAACCAATATTTATTGATGAGGGAACGTCTGCATATAATCTTCCGGCTCCATTTGTTTGAAAAGCGGCTATACCGTCAAATGTTGTTGAATTAATTGTAGCTCCTGTGTCTTTATCTCTTATGAAATTGTTTCCACCGTTTACAAAACTAATAGGTGCTGTTGTTCCTAAAGGTATTGTAGCTTCTGGGCCTCTTTGTGTCCAAGGAAGGGCAGAAGTGAAATAATCATGTTGCCATGCTCTTTTTTTCATTGAGGCAAGCTCAATTGTGTCTACATTTGATTGTGTTCCGTCTGATACGGTAACATCTGTTTTAGTTATTAAATTTTCGTCTCTATAATAATCTTGATAAATTTTTTGATATGCTGCGAAAGGTAAAGCTGATACGTCTGAAAGTTGATTGCCTGTTGGTAATCCTAAGTAATCTGCTAGTGTTTGAACTCCATATTGAGTTGGTATTGTTAAGTCTACGGTAGGGAATGTTGGGTCTGCAAGACCATCTTCTCCACCTGATATAAAGTTTTCCCAGTTTGGCCATAATATTCTGTTTGGCACAAAGAAGAAGTGACAATATACACTTGCTTTGTGCATTATTGGTGTGATAAGTGGCGCGAATCTTGTCATGTTCGTCGCTTTGATGTTGAATTTGTCTCCAGGAACTACTTCCATTACGGAGATTGGCATTAATTCTCCGATTTTTCCTGAGAATTTTCTATCGTGTGATAGGTCAAATGTGTTTGTTTGTGGTCGTGGCATAGCCACTTTACTGAATATACTCATAATTATCTATTTGTTTCTTGAGGGTTAGTGTAAAAATTTCCTGTTGTTTTTCTAAATATTGTAGCAAAGAATTTTAAAGCTGTATTCCAAAATTGACCAGATGGGTCTATACCCATGTCAAGTAAACCTTTTTTAAAATCTGTGTAAGATTTATTATAACCTTGATTTTGTATGTCTATTTGAGCTTTAGCCATTAATGATTGTGTTTTAGCCAATTCTTGTTTATTAATTTGTCCTGATTTGACAGATTGTTGAAATTTTTGTTCTACTAAGATTTCTAGTTGTTTATTACTTCGACCTATAAGCGAAGGTGTTAATCCGAGTGTTTTTTCTGTTTCTGCTCTGTTTTTTTCAGTAACTGAATTAAGATTTGC